CATTACCGTACACCTTGGCATTACCGTACACCCAGGCATCGTTGCTCTGATCTAAGTTTGACTCTTTCTCGACATAGCCACCTAAATCACCAGCGTTAACACCGATTGAGGCGATTGCGACTAGTGCTTTTATGCGATAGAGTTTAATTTTAGTTGTAAATCCGATCTCGATATATTCATCGGTTAATTCATATTTTTTCATTGAGTTTCTCCTATTTCTCATCTCATTCAAAACCACACTCAAAGCCACGAGGAAAAAAGACTAAAAACGAGCGGCTAAGAATGCGGTTTTGAATGGCGCCTTTCTTTATACTTGTAAGGCTCAAGTCCCTTATTGTCTCTCACAACGTTAAGGAATATAATCAAAACTCTCTCACAACAAATAAGGATTAAAATTTATGTCAAATTTAATCATTTCTTACGATTTAAGAAATCAACGTGATTATCAATCACTTTACAATGCTATTTCTACACTTGGAAATACTAGTAAAGTATTGGAATCTGTATGGTATGTAAGAAGTCAATATACCGCTGTACAGTGTAGAGATTATTTAATGAAGTACCTTGATAATGATGATGGCATTGCAGTTTGGGATTGCACAAATAATACTTGGGCAACATATGGTGTTAATGTAGAAAGAATGAAACAACTTTGGACTCATTAAACTTTTTTAACATATCTTTCTCCAGTTTGTTCATTTAATATTTCTGATATAACTTCTGTATCAGAATATTTATTGATATTAGAAATAGCTTTGCACGCATCTAATTCAAGCCCCTTATAGTAGGGGATAATTGCAACTGATTGTAAAATCGCTTTGCGAATATCTTCTTTTTGCAATTCTGTTAAAGAATTTGCTGAGCAACTTTCCATTTCAATAAATTGTCTATTTTCCATATTAACTCCTATTGTTTTAGTTAGAAACGCACTAAATTAAGTTCTGGCTTAGCTATCCTTAAATTAGTAATTGTACGATTACCCAGACCTTTAGCGGATCTCTTAATCAATGCGTTTCCTAATGCCTACTTAGCGCCTTTCAGAATACAACATATTATGCTGATAATATGCATTAACTAAGTAGGCATTAGATAACGGTTCGTGGGCTTGTTCGCCTGTTTCCCCAACCGTTGTAGCAATCTTTCGACCGTGCATTTCGCACTCAAGCAAGTAAGCAGTGCTGCCCTTGACCTACCAAACGCCTCTCTTCGTTTCTGATTTCTCAACACGTAGTACAGTTTTCTGCTCGGGGGTTACTCAACTTAACGCAGTTGATCACTTACCGCCATTGCCACACCATTCTGTTAAAGAGCTTGAGATATTGTGTATCTCGTTTTGATGGGTTTATTATGTACTTTAAGTTCATTAAAGTAAAGAATTAAAAGTACAAAAATAATGTAATGATGAATTGAAAGTTCATAAATGTATGATTTATAAAGAAATAAAAATTTAGAAAAGCGGTTTAATTGATTATTTTTTAATCTGATAATGAAAAAGATAGGAAAATATTGGCTACTTAACTGTTAACTGATCAAGTTTTATGCTGTTCTATGTAATTAATAATGCTAGACTATGCAAAATATTTTGATCGTTAATACTTTTATTTACAATGAATGAAATTCAGATAAGAGAACAATTGATTAAGGAATTAGCTAAGAAACATCCCCATAATACAGAGTTTTTAGCTGAATTACCTATTGCTAATTTTTCTCGTCGAATAGATTTAGTGATGGCAAACGGTAGTTTGTCAGGATTTGAAATAAAAAGTGAACAAGATTCTTTACGTCGGTTAGCTGGACAGCTAGAAACATATACACAGTACTTTGAAAATGTAACGGTTGTTTGTGCTACAAAGCATTTAACCAATGTTATGAAAATGACGTCTTCTCGAATTGGTGTGTGGGAGTTTGATGGAGAGAAGCTAATTGAGCATCAAGCACCTATTTATCAGCCTTTATCTAAATTAAATTGGTTAAGCTTCTTAAATGTAAGTGGATTAAAAGTTTTATTGAAGGCTTATCATTTAAAGGTGACAGGACTTAAAGATGAATTAATTGAAAGAGCATTATCTCTAAAGGAGGATGAGATAAGAGAGTTTCTATTAACTTATTTAAAGAAGCAATTTTCTCAAGTTAGAAGTGATAGAAAGGCGATAAAATTAAGACAACAGGAAAAACACATAGAGTCATTGAAATTGATTCTAAATAAAGTTGATACAACCTCAAATGAGGAAGGGTTCATTACCCTTCCATCAGGGCTAAAAGTTCGTCCTATACTTCGTCAGTAAAACCTAAATCTCTTGCTTCTTGTAATTCATCGTATGGATCAATACCACATTCGGCATTCCAATAATCAATTTGTTTAGATAGATGGATATTCATTCGGGTTGAAATCCAAGGGGCGGGAGCTTTTGCATATTCACTGCCGTTAGCAGCAGACAGAATCCGCTGTTCCCCCCAATTATCTGGATTGTTTAGGTATGGATATTGTTCTACTAATTTTTTTGCTATTATAGGGTAGCCATCTCCTTTTACGCCTGCTATTCGGCTAATAATCCATTCATTGTTCATTGGTAAGTCAATACGTGCAGACCAAGAGTAATTCCTATCCTCATCATAGATAACAGAATGAATAGAACTATGATCTCCATATATTGCTACATTTTTTCCACCAATACTGTTAAAAAGCGTATGTTCTAGCATATCAATACTGCCGTTACCTGTATTATCTGTAAACTGTGCTGGAGAGATTGGAAAGCTTGTCGAAAGTACACAAATAGTGAGAGATGGTTCTTGTAAGCGTAATTGGTTAATGGTATTGATGCACATTTTTTGATGATGTTCAAAATTATCACGAATATATTGACAATCAATAAAAACAATAATGTTATTAATGTCTTGCAGTGCTGAAATAGCATTAATTACTAACGGAGTATCAGTTAAGTAATCTCTAATTCTGAATGCGAGTTTTTGCTTATTTTTTTCAAAATACATTGCTTGTTGGGTTACAGCTCGTTGCCTAGCAGATAATTGCACAACAGGAATAGCATATTGATGTTCCTCCACGAAATTGATCCATTCGTGAAAATTTGATGCTTCATTTTTTAGAGCAAAGCTTTTTGGGGAACTAACTTCTAGTTTATTCCATACGGAAAAATCAGACTTTGGTGGTAAATCTAGGATAAACGGACGGTTGTTAAATGCCGTTTCTATATTAGAAACGGCACGGTCAAAATCATATTGTAACCAATTATGCAGTGTGATTAATGGAATAATTTTATCTTTTCTATCATCAGTTAACTCTCTTAATGCTGCAATTTCAGCAACACGAGAGCGTAATGTTGGGTAATAATTAAATTTGTCAAAATTTATGGTATTCATAATTACTCCTACTTAGGTTGTCGCGGTGTAGCTTGTTGTAAGGTATTTTGCTGACTTTGATTCTGCATTAAAACAGTGATTGTGTATTGTTGGTTTTCAATTGTTCGTTTAGATATGTTCAATTCTGAGGTTAAACTTGAAATGGTCTGAAGCAACTCATCATTTTTTTGATTAAGTTCTTCTAATTTTTCTTCTCTTTTGCAATGTAAATTATAAGAGATAGCTGTATCAATAATATGCCCAATCCACAGCAACAATGCAGCTATCCAGCCAGCTAAAAGTAGATGATTTTCATTATTTTGAAAAATACCATAAGCTGATAATCCTGCTCCTATCAGTCCAATAAAATCAAAACCTTTGTATTTCATAGTATTATCCTACAGCGTCATTGCTCTGCTCAATTAACCAACCACTGCCTAATAAAATCAACTTCTTGACTTCAGACTCTATAGTGTTTCAATTCTTTGTACAGCTACACCAATAATTCTAATTTGGTGTGATTGAGAATTTAATCTTGGGAACATTGGATTTAGTGGAACTAATTCAAAGTGAGGTCTGCCATACTCATCTAAATCTCCCAACTCTTTATATTGTTTAAATGTAGCCTCATTATCATGATTTATAGCCGCAACAAAATCACCTGGAGATGGATAAAGTGTTGGATCAATTAACACTAAATCACCCTCATTAAAACGAGGTAACATTGATTTCCCCTCAATTCGTAAATAGAAAGAATCTTCAGAGGCTAGAATAGTACTTGGTATCATTTCATAGCCTTGCTCGTTATCTAATGTATTGATTCCTTTCCATAATCCTGCTTGTATTGAACTTAATAATGGATAAGCTCTTTGTGGTTTAATTGTTTCCAACGAAGCGTTCTTATCACCATATGTTAGCCATTCTTTTGATACATCTAAAAACTTAGCAATTGCATAGATATTTGCTGGAGATGGCATCGTTTCAGCATTAAACCATTTGCTGACTGCCTTTGGCGTTAGATTTAGGTGGTCCGCTAATATCTTACCTTTTCCTTTATCTGGGAAGTCTTTCAATTTACAGGCTAATGCCAATCTATCAGCAAACCCTTTTCTAATTTCTTCTTCAGTAATCATTTTCTAACCCTTATTGAACGATTGGTTCAATTATAAATAATCATTGAAGTACTTTCAGTTATGTTTTAATATGTACTTTATGTACAACAAAGGAATAAAATATGAAAAATTTAAAGAATCTTATTGACACTCTTAGTGTGAGTGAAGTCTCTGCAATTTGTGGTGTATCAATTAGAGCTGTTTATAAGTGGAGAACATCAAACGCTTTACCCAGAACTGATTACACAGGAGAAACAAATTATTCAGAGCGACTTGCTAAAGCACTTAATTATTCGGTAACGGCAGATGAAATCAAGCGATTTAGTAATCCAGCTAATTTTTCATAACTGTAATTTATCATCTAATTTCTTAGATAAAACCATAAAAAGCATAAGGAAATTATGACAATGAAAAAGACGATCATAGAAATGATTGAAAAAATTCCTGGTGGGAAAAGTGCTGTAGCTGGTTTTCTTGGTTTTACAGAAGCGGAGCTTAATAACAGGCTTTATCAAACTAAGGGACAACGCTTTAAAAACGAAGAGTTAATTGCGATTCAAAATGAATTTGGATTAACAGATTTTATAGATGAATTATGCCATCAGTCTGGGGGAGTTTTCCTAAAGATCCCAGTTGAAAGCGAAATTGATAATGTTGAGCTATCTTGCAAGCAAGTACATGAAATTGCAGCAAGGGGATTGCTGTATGAAGCACTAGAGAAAGCAATGACAGATGGTGTAATAACTCCTAATGAGGAGGAAAAGATTAGAGCAGCTTTAAATAAACATTTATCTGCAACAGCTAATTCAGTTGAATTGGCTATAGCTTTGTATAAACGGAAATAAAAAACCACCGTTGCAGCGGTGGTTTAGGAGGTTAAATGAACCAATTAATTAAAATTGATAATACAGAAATTAGACAAGACGGTCAAGGACGATATTGTCTAAATGATTTACATCGTGCGAGTGGTGGAAATCCTATTCACGCACCTGCCCAATTTTTTAGAACGAAATCTGCTCTTGATTTTGTACAAGCTTTGACCGATATGCAAATTTGCACATCGCCTATCAAAACAATAAAAGGTGGTATTGAACAAGGTACTTATGCTTGTAGAGAGTTAGTTTTTAAATATGCTGCTTGGATCAATGCTGAGTTTGAAGTAAAGGTTTACCAAGTATTTAATGCTTATACTAAAGGTGAATTACAGCCAACTCACCAAATCCCCCAAACATTACCCGAAGCCTTGCGTTTAGCCGCCGATTTAGCGGAGCAAAATCAAACATTAGCTTTAGAAAATAAAGAACTAAAACCAAAAGCCGCCTTTGTCGATCATTATGTTGAAGTCGGTACAAGTAAATCGCTGCGAGAAGTCGCAAAGATTTTGAAAATGCCAGAAAAAGCGATGATTGATCGTCTTATTAGCGACCGTTTGTTATATCGCCAATCAGGAAAATTATTGCCATTCGCCACAGAGAAAGTTAAGCCACTTTTTACGGTGAAAACGGGAACGGCTGAACACGGACATAACTATACGCAAACTCGAGTTACCGCTGAGGGTATGCGTTTTATTGCTGAACAATATGCAACGGAGTTAATGCTATGAGTATGTTATTAATGGTTAAAGCAATGCAGTGTAAAGTTGGGAATGCTACTCGTAAGTTGGTATTACTGAAATTAGCGGATAATGCCAATGATAATGGCGTTTGTTTCCCCTCTTATCAACATATTGCAGATCAGTGCGAGATTACTCGCCGCAGTGCGATCTCGCATATTGAGGCATTGATAGAAACGGGCTTTGTTGAGAAAAAAACACGCAAAACGCCAGAGGGTAACACCTCAAATTTATATATTTTACATCTAGATCAAGGTAGTGAAAATTCTGCACCACCTAGTGAAAATTTTGCACCAGAGGTAGTGAATAATTTGCACCACCCTAGTGAAAATATTTCACCAACCCCTAGTGAAAATATTTCACCCAGAACCAGTCACTCTATTAACCAGTCAATTAACCATAAAAAAACTACGCAAAAAAAGCCGACCGAACTTGAGCTTTTGTCAGAGTTTGGGATTACAGGACAGCTTGCTGAAGATTTTATTACGCATCGCAAAGCGAAAAAAGCACCGATTACAAAAACTGCACTGGAGCGCCTACAAAAACAAGCCGATTTAGCCGGTTTACCGCTTGCGGAGGTGGCGGAAATTATGATTGAGCGTGGCTGGCGAGGCTTTAAAGCCGATTGGGATTGGCAAGAAATGCCGCAACGTCAGCCTAAAAAATCAAAATTTGATGACAACGACGACAGCTGGTGGCGTGGCAAAACGATTGAGATTAGGGGGTATTGATGACGCGGAATTTTGCAAATACAGAATTGGCAGCGTTGGTTGGCAGTGAACCAGCCTATCAAGCCCCGGCAGGCAAGCAAGAAATCCCTCCGCACGTTGCTAAATTTGTCGATCGCTTATTTGTGCGATTAAAAGCGGTATTCCCAGCGTGGCAAGCGGCATTTGATGGCGAAGAGGGCTATCAGGAAGCAAAACGACTTTGGCTTGAAGCGTTGGTGAATAACGGTATTACCACCGCTGCTCAATTCAAGCGAGGCATTGCACAAGCGGAACGAGAGAGTAACCCATTCTTTCCTAGCGTTGGGCAATTTATTGCTTGGTGTAAGGCTGACAATTACGCTGAATTAGGTTTGCCTGATGAAGCGGAATTAAAGCACCGCTTAAATAAATTCCGTGCATTTGGCGGCTTTTACAACATTGAAAATTTTGAGTTTGCATCAACCGCTGAATATTGGCTAATCACGGAAATCGCCAACGACTCACGACAAAAAGAGTACACCGAAGCGGAAGAGAACGCGGCGATTAAAGAAGCGTTAGAGAAAATGGCAAATCGTTTAAAAAGCGGTTTTAAGTTGCCAGATCCAGTGAGAACAATCGCTAAAGAAAGCACTGTTAGGCCTTACACTCCGCAAGAAATAGCACTTTTTTTTAACCGTCCGGAATTAAGGTTTTAGGAGAAATGATAATGGAATTTGATAAAGATACCTACCGCACCCCGAAATATATCATCAATTATATCCGCATACGTTATGGATATTGGAATGCGTGGGTTGATGGCTGTGCTTCTCCGCACAATGCTGTGTTTGATAGCTATATTGGAAAATCAGGACTTACAGAAGATTTTTTAGACTTTGATCCGTTAGCGATTGTGGGTGATTTTGCCGATCACTCAGTTTGTTTTTTTGTCAATCCGCCTTACTCTAATCCGTTGCCTTACGTTAAACGTGCAGCGGAATTAAAAGAACTAGGTTTTTTAGTAGTAATGTTGTTGCCTTGCGATAAAAGCGTTGAATGGTTCAAAGTGATTGAAGAAAAGGCGACAGAGGTCATTGATATAACCGGTTATTATGACGAAAAAGGCAGATGGAAAAACGGACGGATTAGCTTTTTACACCCAACAGAAAATGTTGAAGTGAAAGGCAACAACAAAGGCTCAATGATGGCAGTGTTCGACCCGACAATGCAAGGCTTTGTTACCCGACAAGTCAGTTTGGATTTTGTGATGAAGTGTGGTGGGTATGGCAACTAAACAAAATGCAGACTATGCACGCTTAGTAGAACGGTGGGATTTTTATTTGAATAGTGGTTTTTTTTGTTGTGAATTGAATTTTGTTAATGATTGTCTGATGAAACACCACTTTAGTTATCTCTATTCTGAGATGAGACAATTTAGCCTTGTGGCGATGTGGTATGGATATACCCTTAAATGTGAATGTCATCCAGATATAGATGGCGTACTTGTAAGTGTGCATCGTATGGGAGATTTGAAAGAGGGACATACTGAATTAATCAATATCGTTTTTGGTTGTTATTTCCACATCGAAGAACTAAAAACCACGGACAAAGTTTATAAAAGAACCGCCTTTTTATTGAGGTTAAAAAGCCCAGAAGAGTTAGGGGTTGATCCTCGTTTTTTCAAGTTAAATGAACTAGAGAAATTAAGAATGGTTCAGGAAGAACAAGAAAAATTAAGAAAGGAGCAGCAAACAAGCAAAACTCGCAAAAGAAAAGGCGGGCTAAACGCAAAACCACTAAAAATAAAATGGGAATAATGGGGGTTAAAAATAAATTATGAAGCGTGAGGTGGGTATAACCCGTGATTATTGAAATGGTTAAAGGTGCTGGCGGAACATTTGTTGCAGCAGATGACATATATCTTCCAGCACTGCAAAAATTTAAAAATGGTGAGATATACGAAGTTGAGGTAAAGCGAACTCGCAACCCTCAATTTCACCGCAAAGTCTTTTCCTTTTTTAAATTTTGTTTTGAACATTGGGCCGCGGATAAAACAGATTGGAAGTATTTTGATGAAAGAAAACAATTTGACACATTCCGCAAGCATTTAACCGTGTTAGCAGGCTTTAAAGATGTGAGTTATACGATAGATGGACGGGTTCGAGTTGAAGCGAAATCGCTCAGTTACGGCAATATGGAGCAAGATGAATTTGAGCAATGTTACAACGCTTTAATTAATGCTGCTTTAAAACATATTTTCGGTAATACAACCGATCAAAACATCATTAACCAACTATATGCGTTTTTTTAGGGGAAGAGGAAATGAACTGGGGATTTATCTTATCAATGTTGAGTTGCTTAGTGTTTTGGGTGTGTGTTGGTGTGATTATATTTTGAGGGATGATAATGGCTAATTTAAGAAAGGAAGCGAAAGGGCGTGAATGTCAGGTGAGATTGCCTGGAATATGTAATCATAATCCTGAAACTGTTGTGTTAGCACATTTTAGAATGGCTGGGCTAAATGGAGTGGGTATGAAGCCTGATGACCTGTTTGGGGCGTGGTGTTGCAGTAGCTGCCACGATGAAATCGATCGCCGTACACGGCAAATGCCTTATGAAGATGCTCGATTAGCTCACGCAGAAGGGGTATTGCGAACGCAGGCGATATTAAGAACGGAGGGTAAGCTATGAGTGATTGGGTAGAACTCTGCTTGCCATATCCACCAAGTGTTAATCATTACTGGCGACATACACGGCAAGGACGGCACTATATCTCAAAAGCAGGGAGAGAGTTTAGACAAAAAGTTTTGAATATCTGTAACCAGTTTGATCCTATTGCAGGCACAGTACAAATGCAAATAGATGTGTATTACCCAGACAATCGAGAACGTGATCCAGATAATTTGCAAAAAGCCTTATTTGACGCACTTACAGCATCAGGAATTATTGAAGGGGATAGCAATAGAGTCATAAAAGATTATCGAGTAAAGAGCGTTGGCGTAGTAAAAGGTGGAAGAGTAATAGTTAAATTAAAGGAGCTAAGATGAGCAGAAGTATTGAGTTGTTAGTTAAGATGTTCGATCCTCGTTGCGTTAGTGCAGAGTCAATAGCAAGAGGTCATAGCACACTATACAAAGAACAAATCTTAGCAGCATTTGCACAAGCGGAAAAAGCAGCTTTTGTTGGATATCATCTCTTATTACTTAAATATCGGTTTGATCAATCATCAAAAGATTATCTCACTAAATACATTGATTTGTGGCTAGCGGAAAAAGGTGTTAAAGATGATTTTGCAGTAAAAGCATTAAATTATGTGATTGATAGATTAGCTGACATACCGCTACCAACACAGTATAAGCGGCTAAATGCACTAAGACGGCGATATTTACGATCACAATACTCTTTCACGAAAGACATTGATATAGCTAATCAAGAGGCTGGACCGGATAAAAACAGTAAAGAAGCTAGAGAGCTAAGAATTAATGTCATTAAGGAAATGCGGAAAAGCAATATTTGCCCTCGTTGTCATGGTACGGGTGAAATTGGGCGAGAGCAGAAAAGGGTTTGTCCATCTTGTGAGGGAAAAGGGCGGTTAATTGCGACAAACGATCATCTTATTTATTCAATCGGATGTAGCGGTGAGTACTTTAGATGCTATTTACACGCATTAGTTGTTGAGTTTGAGCAGTTTGCACAAATACAGATGAGCGAGGCGGAAAGTATTATTAAACAAAGATTGAAAGCAGAAACTGTGGATTAGATCACTGTAAAATTATCTATAATTTGTTATCCTCCTGATTAATTTTAATTAGGAGGATTTTTTATGCTAGGAAAAGTATTTTTGGTTTCAGTTTTAAGCTCTGTGGTATTAGTGGGGTGTTCATCAATACAGAAAAGCTATGATACAGAATTTGCTAAAATGCAGGAAATTTATAAGTCACACAAATGGACTGAAATTCCTATTAGTAGGGAGCAACTTGAGAAAGGAATACAAAGAATAAAAGATAGGATGAAAAAAGAAGGTAACGGGGATGATGAGCAATTTGATATTAATAATTTTGTAGCTAATACCTATGTTAGTGAAGTGATAAAAGGGGAATATCCTAGAGTTTGGATGTATGTAGTTATGAATGTGAATACAAAAGAGGGTAAAGTCATTTATGAAACATTAGGCGATATGGTTTTTAATTGTAGAAACTCTAATGATGATCGCATGGAAATTGCATATAACTTAGTGGATATGGGAAAATTATCAGTAGTAATAATAATGAAAGGAATGCATTTAACTAAGCCATCTTATGTAAATATTGATATGTATGGAAAAGGTAGGGCGTCAGATCATTATAGAGTGTATATGAGCCAACAAGATATTGATAAAGCAATGTCAATGTATGATAAGGAAAATGGGTTCGATTATAAGAAATATGCTTGTGCAAATAATTATTAATGTATAACTGTTGCGATATCGCAACATTTGTGGTGATATCACCATAATTTGATTTTAGTTGTGGACATATGTTCATAGTCATATTTAAACAATAAATCTTATTTCTGTGATTAAATTCAATATATGAATGCAATAATGCTTATTTTGATTTTTATTTTTGCTATTATAATTTTGTTAACTTTTTATAAAGTTGGTTATATGGATGGATTTTCAGAAGGGCAAAAAAAATTAATAGAAAAGTATTTGAAAGAAGCAGAAAATAAGTCTGAAATTGAGAGGGTAAGGGCTAAGGAACAGTTAGATAAATATACTAAATTTTCGTATAAGAAATTAAATGAAGATTTGTTAAAAATAAGAAGTGATTTTGATGTTGAGTATAATAAGTCTTTAAGTGAACTTAGTAAAGTAAATGATAGAATAACAAAAGGTAATGCAGAGATAATAAAATTAAATAATTTAAAAAATGAATATGAAAATGATATTAAAAATATAAAAGAAAATTTTAAGGATTCTTTTATTCAAGGTAGAAAGTGGTTGCTGGATTTAATCAATGAACGCTATAAAGTTAAAGACGAAATAGATATTCAAATTTTACTTGATAAGAAAAGACCTGCAGTGAAAGCAGCTGAAAAATTATCTATCATTCAAGATGAAAGAAGAGAAGCGTTAATTAAAATAAAAGAAATGGAATATCAAATAAAGATGTACGAAGAGTATTTCCCATTTCTTTTAGATTATAAGAATGAAATACTAAATGATGAAATTAGATCTTTTGATAAAGGTAAGGAATTTACTCATGACCCCGTTAATAATTTTTTATCTCCAGAAGAATATTCATCTTTAACATTAGAGCAAAAAAATCAATTAGCTTTGGATAGATATATTCAACGAAGCTTATCTAATGTAGAGATAGGTAGAATGTATGAAAGATATATTGGATATATTTATGAACAAGAAGGATTTAATGTTCAATTTTTAGGTATTGAAAAAGGATTTGAAGATTTAGGACAAGATTTGATTTGTTCAAAAGATAATAAAGTAATAGTTATTCAAGCTAAGTGTTGGAGTAGCAACAAAGTAATCAGAGAAAGGCATATATTGCAGCTATATGCAACAACATTACTGCATAAGTTATGTAATGAAAATAAGGATGTTGAGTATGAGAGTATATTATTTACAACAACCATATTAAGTGATTTAGCTAGGGAAGTTGCCAGTAAGTTGGGCGTAAAAATAAAAGAAAAACAAACTCTTCCTAAAGATTATCCAATGATTAAATGTAATATTAATAGAAATGGCGAAAAGATTTATCATTTACCATTTGATCAGATGTATGACAAGGTAAAAATATCTGCAAAAGATGGGGAGTTTTATGCAAAAACTGTTTATGAAGCCGAGAAAAAAGGTTTTAGAAGAGCATTTAAGTGGAAAGGATAAAAATTAGAATTGACACAGTCTAATTAAATATATTATATTTCATTGAAGGTGTCGTAGCCTTAACAACAAGCGGAAATCCGCACCCGATAGCATAGCGGTTTTTTTATGCGTAAAATTTGTGTTTCTCCTTTTTCTTTTCTCACGAATTGAACGTACACATCTATTTATGCCGAGAGGGCGGAGAATAAAAGACCCGAAAGGGGAATAATCCCAGCCTACTTGTTGAGGTTTACGAACCTCTTGGCACCTCTATTAGAGGGTTAATTTCGTAAATAAACAACAAGGAGACATTTATGTCTAACATCATCACAGCCGATTACAACGGCACTCAAGTTTTCTTCCAAGATGACGCTTATCTTAATGCAACCGCTATTGCAAAACATTTTAATAAATCACCAAGACGTTGGTTAGAACTACCAACTACAATAGAATATATTGATTTACTTAGCAAAAAACTAAATGTCGGAAAATCCGACATTTTAAAAACTACTCGTGGTGTAAATGGTGGAACGTGGTTACACCGCCGTTTAGCCGTTCCATTTGCTCGTTGGTTAAATGTTGAATTTGCGATTTGGTGTGATGAACAGATTGAACAAATTTTAATTGGGCAAAATCAGCAACAAAACGTATCTTTTCCTAAAACCGATACTATTACTCCAGAAGAACAACGTATGATCCAAAACGCTGTTACAGCTACGCACCAACGAACAGGAATGAGTTATGGGGAAATTTGGTCTAGAGTAAAAAATAAATTTGGTGTTGCTAAGTATGAACAAATAAAACGATCAGATCATCATAGTGCAATGATTTATATTGCAAGTATGCCAATAGTAAACCAGCCACTATTAATAAATGGACGAAATCTAGAAGAAACGCTATCGGTAATGGTCGAGCTATACGGCTATTGTTTACACGCTTATGAAATGCAAGAAAAGCTATCTCAACATCCTGATTTAGCAGATAGAATAGATAGCAAAATTGGTGGGCAATATCTCCATAATCTCAAGCACCCACTAGAAAACGCAATGACAAAAGCTAAACGGTTTATCAGAAATAACAGTGAGAAACTGACGATTATTAAAGCAGTAGATCATTTGTTGAATTAATTGACTAGTGCAAAAAATTGCACTAGAATTTCCCATACTAGCCGAAGTGTAATTTCATTGCATTTTGGCTTTTTTATTGGAATTTTTTAACCCCAATGGTTTTTAACTGTTGGGGTTTTTTATTGCCTCAAACAAGGAGGCTGAGGAATGAAAATGCCTGAAAAAGATCCGAATGTATGGCTCATTGTTTGGGCGTATATTCAGCAAAATTACAATGCCATCACAGGATTTGTGATGGCTTTTTTTATGTCTATGTTACGGGCTTGGTTTTTGCAACAAAAAAGTTCATATCGTCAACGGATATTAGATGGTGCGATATGTGGAGCATTAACACTCTCGTGTATGTCGTTATTAAATCATTTTGGCTTGCACGAAAATTTATCAACCTTTATCGGCGGAATGATTGGTTTTATCGGTGCGGAAAAGATAAGAGAGTTTTTATTTAAATTTATTGCTAAAAAGGTGAGCAAAGATGAGTAAGTTTAAATTTTCAACAACCAGTGAAATGAGGCTTGTCGGCGTACATCCTGATTTGGTTAAGGTGGTGCGTACAGCGATTACGGAATCAGAATTTGATTTTATGGTTATTGAAGGGAAACGTAGTAAAGCAAGACAAGCAGAACTTGTTAAAAGTGGTGCAAGCAAAACAATGAACAGTCGTCATTTAACTGGCCACGCAGTTGATTTAGCTCCAGTAACGCTTGAAAACGGCAAAGCGGTTATCGACTGGAACAACAAAGCTAAATTTAAAACGTTAGCCGAATTAATCAAATCTATCGGTAAGCGTTTGAATATTGATGTTGAGTGGGGCGGAGACTGGCGTTCGTTTTATGATGGACCGCACTTTCAGTTAAGTCGCAAAGCATACCCAGACAGGTGAGATATGTTCACAACAAATAAATGGCTATATGTGATAGCAATTATGACATTGTTACTTATTAGTGTCGCGTATCAATATCAACTGATAAAAAATTTAAAAAGCGAAATTGATAAACAGTCTGACACAATAGCGACACAAAGTGCAACGATTATCCGATTACACGCAGAGGCGGTCAATAATCAAAAGCTGACACTCGAATTAAGTAAGCAAGAATCAGAGGTAAGGAGCAAATCAGATGATGTTATCAAAAACATATCAGCAGATGACAAAGCCAGTGATGCGTATAACAGTGTTGCTCCTAAGTCTATTATTGATTTCTTGCGCAAGTAAGCCAGTAACAATTGTTCAACCCAAAATTCCTGCTGTACTAATTAGTTATTTAGATCGTACTGAGTTTAATGGTCGTACTTACGGTGATGTCGCACAGTATGCCGTTATTTTAAAGCGTGAACGTGATATTTGTTTGAATCGCATTGATCGCATTCGTGAGTGGCAAGTGGAGAAAATGCAGAAGTAATTATGGCGAGAGTGAATTGGAAAGCACTGCAAGTTGAGTATATAAAAGCCTATGCGAAAACGGGTGTATCAATTCAGGCGTGGTGTGAGAAAAAGGGAATTAAGTATGCCACAGCAAAACGCTATATTAAAAAGCCTGATACCGTTTTTAATGATACAAACTGCGAAATAGATAATCAAAACTGCGAAATAGAAATTCAAGATAAATCAGTAGCTTATGAGGAAAATTGCGAAACGAACTGCGAAACAAATTGCGAAACTGCGAAACCGTTCCTCCAAACTGCGAAAGATGAAAAGGGGTTATTTGTTTCAGGTAACAATTTAGCCGTTAAACACAGCGGTTATGCCCGTTATTTTAAAGATAAATCCATTTTCGATCAGGTTGTTGATTTTAGCTTAAAAGATGAGATTGATTTAATGCGTCAGCGTGCGGTGGCAGCGATTGAAAGTGTAGAAAGATTTCAACTCGAGCTAACACAATGTGCGTCAGGCGAAGAGCAAGAAAAGATACTTAAATTAATTAAGTCAGCAGAGCAAGCATTGGATAGAGCGGTAGCGAGAATTGAGAGTTTAAATAATACCAATTCATCAATCCAACTTACTTTAGAAACGATTGAGTTTCGCAAAGCCCAAACTAAGGAAACGTTGCTAAAAGCAGATAAATTGGCGCAAGAACTCAACATTAAGAATAACGGCAGAAATACTGTGCAGTTTTTGGATGACTTTTAATTATGCGAATTATCTATCGAGCATCACCGACATTTAAAAAAGTCCATCGGTCTAACGCATTAGTAAAAGCCATTCGAGGTCCGATTGGTAGTGGTAAATCGGTGGGGTGCGTAAAAGAGATGTGGCGAATTTGTTTGAACCAAGAACCGAACGCACAAGGCGTGCGTAAAACACGTTGGGCGTGCGTGCGTAATACTTACCCAGAATTGAAGGGAACAGTAATTAAAACTTTTCAGGCGTGGATACCTCCCGAAGTTTGCCCGATTAAATATGACAGCCCCATTACTGGCAAATTAAACATTCCGCATCCAGATGGTAAAACCAGAGTAGAGGCGGAATTTCTTTTTCTTTCAATGGATAAGCCTAAAGATGTGAAAAAGCTAATGTCATTGGAATTAACAGGCGTGTGGATCAATGAAGCGCAGTTTTTGCCTGTTTATTTAGTCACTGAAGCAGTTACTCGTACAGGGCGTTATCCTGAAAAGAAAAAGGAGGAGGGATTTAATGGCGCGACCTGGAACGGAATGATTATGGACACTAACTCGCCTGATGATGACCATTGGTGGTATCAATTTGAGCAAGGTGTAGATGAAGAAACAGGGGAGCCATTAAAGCCTAAGGGCTGGGATTTCTTTGTACAGCCTGGCGCGTTGGTTGATATTACTAATACACCAGATAATGCCCTTACAGACGAGTTAAAAGAGATGCTAGAGGAAGGGCAATATACCGATTATTTAGGGCATCGGTTTGTGGCTAATCCGTTAGCGGAAAACGTAGAAAATCACAAAAAAGAGTATGGTTATTGGTTTGATAACGTACAAGGTCAAACATTAAACTGGATTAAATCAAGAGTGTGTAACGAATTTGCAACCGTTCAACAGGGGAAACCTGTTTTTGTCGATCATTTTAATAAATCTCTCCATGTTGCCAAAGATAAGCTATTGCCTGTTAAGGGATGGGCGACTTATATCGGTTTAGATTTTGGTTTAACGCCTGCAGCGATTATTGGACAGATTACATCATTTGGGCAGCTAAGAATCACTGACGAAGTCGTGGCAACTGGAATGGGGATTGAGCGCTTTATTCAAGAACAATTAATCCCACTTATCAAGGCAAAATATCAAGACTGTGATATTCAAGTCATTGGCGACCCTGCAGGTGTACAACGCGCGCAAACAGATGAAAAAACGTGCTTTCAAATTTTGTATGAAAACGGCTTAAATGCGATGCCAGCAAGCAGCAATTCAACGATAGCAAGATTAGAGGCGGTGCGGTGGTGGTTATCAAGATTAGTCAATAAAGGGCAGCCAGCTATGTTAATCAGTCCGCACTGCAAAACTTTGATCAAAGGCTATGAAACAGGCTATGCGTATAAAAAACTTAATGTTGCTGGCGATGAAAAATATACTGAAAATCCAGATAAAAACCGTTATTCACATCCACACGACGCTAATCAGTATTTATGTTTGAACACCATGCCGGACAAAATTAGAGAACAAATTATCAACATCAAACCACAATCACCGTTAAGCAGCAAAACAGGATATTAATATGGCAACAGCAGAAGTGAAAACGCTAGAGGGCTTTGGCAGCGAATTACAAAGCTTATTATACGAACAAATGAAACAGCGAAAACCGATAGCGGAGCGTTGGGTAAAGGATATGTATCAATACCGCAATCAGTATGAAAGCGGAACAAGTAGCAATGGTTCAAAAGTATTTGTTGGCTACACTAGAAGTAAAACCGATGCGTGGACGGCGCAAATGACGGATATGCTGTTTCCGTCTGATGATAAAAACTATGGCATTCAACCCACTCCAATCCCTGAAATTGCGACGCTCGCCAAACAGCAAACAGAAACGCCAGATGTAATGATGGCCAGACAATTAATGCAGCAGTCGAAAGACGCAGCAGAAGCAATGGAAAAGTTAATTGATGACCAGTTACTTGAATGTGATTATGCTGCAGAAGCACGTTTATGTTTGCATTATGCTGCCGTGCTAGGGACAGGTATTTTACGTGCGCCGATTGTAGAACTAAAAGAGAAGCGCTACTACCAGCAAGCACCAAGCGGAGAGTGGCAAGCGCAAACAGAAAGTTATTTAGCGCCAACAGCAAAAGTGGTTTTAACGTGGGATTTTGTCCCTGATATGTCTGCGCCAACCCTTAATGACTGCTTGTTTGTGTTTGAACGTAATGCGCTCACAAAAAAAGAATTACAAAAGTTATTAAAACACCCCTATTACTTAAAAGAGAGTATTACCGCCTTACTTGAAGTGGATGCAAGCGAAACACACAATTCAAGCAGTGATTTAGATTCTTACAATGACACATTGCGGGAGCTTTCTGGCTTAGAAAAAATCGTCAATGACAAACGCTATGAGTTATGGACGTATCACGGCAATATCCCCACCTCAATTATTGAAGAAGCGAACCAACAATTAGAAGAGGGGGATAAAATTGAGTTAAGCGAAGAGCAGCAACAACAAGATGAGATTAATGGTGTGATTGTAATGTCGGGTAACGGCAAGATTATCAGTGTTAACGTTAATCCACTTGATTTAGGGGAATTTCCTTATTCTGTTTATACTTGCGAACCTGATGCTGCCTGTTTGTTTGGGTTTGGTATTCCTTATCTTTGTCGAGACGCACAAGAAATCTTAAATACTGCTTGGCGAGGCATGATTGATAACAGCGTGCTAACGGTGGGCGATCAAATTGTCATTAATAAATCCGTACTTGAGCCTGCCGACGGGGAATGGGAAATTAAGCCGAAAAAACTTTGGACGACAGCAGGAAATGCAAGCGTAGCGGCGAGTGTAGAAGCGCAACGTGCATTTGGCGTATTTCCATTTCAGTCACGTCAAGCCGAATTTTCTAACATTATCCAAATGTCGAAAGCCTTTATGGACGAGGAAAGCGGATTGCCGATGATAGCACAAGGCGAGCAAGGTCAAGTTACGCCAACACTAGGCGGAATGTCAATGTTGATGAATGCGGCTAATGCCGTACGAAGACGGCAAGTTAAAGAGTGGGACGATTCAGTAACCAAGCCACTGATTAGACGCTTTTACGAGTACAATATGCAGTTTAGTGATGATCCAACGATAAAGGGCGATATGCAAATTATTGCGCGAGGGACATCTGCTTTGTTGGTGAAAGAGACGCAAACGGCACAGATTATTGACCTGTTAGACCGCTTTGGACAGCATCCTGAATTGAGTCAAGCATTTGACTGGTATGATGGCTTAAAAACCTTAATGCAGTCAATGTCTATGGGGGCTAAAAATATGCTTATTCCACGTGAAGAATATGAGCAAAAACTCCAACAAATGCAGCAAGCACAAGCACAGCAGCCGCAAGATCCAGCGATTATGAAAGCTCAAATGGAAATGCAACTTGCACAGCAAAAACAACAACACGAATTACAAATAGCTCAACTGAAATTAGAATCAGAGCTAAAAATTGAGCAAATGAAAGTGGCGATCAAAGAGAAAGAGCTTGAGATCAAGCTGATGGAAATCCAAGCCAACCAACAACATTCACAACAAAAACTACAAGTTGACAGAGAACTAGGACAAGCAAAACTTACAACCGATTTACAGCTCAATACAGGCAAACAAGCAATGGAAATGCAGAAATTTAAAACAGAAGTTGCCTTAAAGAATCAACCGCTGACGAATCCAACAGGCAACTATGGATTAGAACAGTAACATCAATTTACCACCAGCAACCGCCATAACGGCGGTTTTTTTATGCCAATTTTCGAGGGAATACTATGTTTTATTTAACTAACGAACGCTACAAAGAAATGACCCAACGTGCTTATGGGAAGAAAGATGCTGAAGAATCACCATTATCTTATATGAACTCAGAAGAAATCAGTCGTTATTCCGCACAGCCAAAAGAACAACAAGGCGTATTAGCCGATACAGCTGATGCCTTTCAAATGGGCGTTGGAAGAGGGGCGAGCGATTTAAGCCGTTTAGTGGCGATTGGTGCAAATAAACTTGGCTGGAGTAGCGTAGAAAGTTGGTTTAATAAAGTAGCTGATGCCTCTGCTAAATATGCTGACAGTCAAATGAATGAAATGTCGGATGAGATGAGAACGGCATTAAATCAAGATGTAACGGAGGATCCATCTGCGTTAACCAATATTCGTTGGTGGGCTGGAAATCTAGGCTCAGTGTTGGGAAGTGAATTAGATACCGTGATTGTTACGGCCGCGACACTGGGGACTGGTTCTGCTGCTTATGCAGGTGCAAAAACAGCCGCTAAACAAGGGGCGAAATATGTCCTCAAGAAAGAACTTGCAGAGAAAGTGGGGCAAATTGCTTTTAATGAGGCGGTAAAACGAGGCGCAAGTCAAAAATTAGCAAGAGTGGCGGGTTTTACAGCAGTTCAATCTGCCATGATGGCGGGTTCACGGGCGAATCAAGTTAGGGATGAAATGCTGAATTTATCCGATGATGATTTAGTGAACAATAACCAATTCATGCAGGATTACACCGATCTTTATCAATCAGAAGAAGGACAATTAATGAATGATGATGAGCGGTTTGAAGTAGCAAAAAACAATTTTGTTGCCAAGGCTTCACGAAATGCTGCTTTTAATCCAGCTTCAGTCTTGAGTGATTTGGCGACTAATGCGATTAGTGGTCTTGGTGGTGGTTTTATGGGTTTAGGTAAAGCCGCTAAAACAGTAAAAGGCGGATTACTTAAAGGGGCACTAATTGAAGGCGGAACAGAAGCCATTCAAGGTGTTACCGACCAAATGGCGGTTAATACTGCAGCAAAAGAATATTACGACCCGAATCGAGAGATTACAGAGGGAATGGCAAGCAATGCGATTCAAGGTGCGATTTTGGGAGCTGCTTTTGGTGCACCAACAGGCGCATTAGATGTTTATAGTAATAGACGTGTATTAAATAATGCTAAAAAGCAGTTGTTAGAATTTAAGTCAACGGGGAATGAAACTGTAGATCAGTCATTACGCAGTTATATTGATATGATCAATCAACAGGCAAACGATCTCGATGATTTAATCTCACAAAGCCGTTTTAACGCCCATTACACAATGGCGCAACGTGAAGCGAGAGCAGCTAATATAATGGCTGACTTAAATCAATCAACAAACCAACCTGATTTATCTCAGTCACAAACTCAAGATGCGGTTAATACATTTACGCAAAATCATACCCCAATACAAACTTCCGCCATTACAGAAAATCAATTGGGTGGAGTGGATGAAGTAGATATTGGGAATGGAAATTATCAACCAATCTCTTATGCGGTTGTCGATGCGACTAATTTAATGCCAGCACAGAATAAAGCGGATAATCAATTCAGAGACAGGAATCGTGTAGCAAGCTTGTCACAAATTAATGAGATTGCTAGAAACCTTGATCCAAGAAAACTATCTGCTAGTCCCACTATGGATATTGGAGCGCCTTTATTAGCTCAAGACGGATCAACGATTATTGCTGGAAATGGTCGAACAATGGCATTACGGCAAGCATATCAACAGGGGTTAGCTAATAATTACAGACAATATTTATTAGATAATGCTGATAAATTTGGTTTATCGCCTGAACAAATTTCTCAAGTCGCCAATCCTGTTTTAGTAAGACGTTTAAATGTTCCAGTGGATATTGCTCAAGCCGCAATTCGTTCAAATGAACAAGGCGGAATGCGTATGAGTAACCTTGAACAAGCTAAAGTGGATGCACAACGTCTGCCGAGTATGGATAACTTTTATATTGGTGACAATGGAAATTTAAATAATCCAAATAACCGGAATTTTATTCGTCAATTTATTCAAAACCAACCAGAAAACTTGCGTAATGAGCTATTAGATAGCACAGGCAATTTAAGTCAGACAGGCGTTCAACGGGTTAGAAATGCGATTTTGTATCGTGCGTATGGCGATACAGAAACTTTATCAAGAGCAGTAGAGAGTACAGATCCAGGTGCAAGGAATATTATTACCGCTCTTACTAGAGTGGCGCCAACGGTAGCACAAGCTAAACAAGATGTAGAGAGCGGAAGATTAAATAATGAGGTAGATCTATCGAGTGATATTGTGGCTGCTGTTGAAAAATATAACCAGCTTAAGCAACAAGATTTAAATATTGATGAATATTTAAAACAGCAAGACTTTGTTAGCGACATCACGCCAGAAGCAAAAGAAATCTTACAAATATTTAATGAAAATGCTCGAAGTTCAAAGCGTATTGCAGACATTTTAAATAATTATTATCAAGCTGCGCAAAAACAAGGAAATACATCTCAAACTAATATGTTTGGCGAGGTGATGTTTGATAGAGAGGGTACATTAGTACAAGCGAAGAATGTACAAGATTTATCCATAGAGCAATTTGATAACGATAATGCCAACAAATTTAGCCGTTCACCAATGAAGTCAGTTGAAGCCAACATCAAACGTGGTCGAGAGGCAATGAACAAAGCAATAGTCGAGAAAAATAGCGTTCATCGTGCAATGTATAATCATCAATTAGACGGTTGGATTGATTTTGAATGGGGAGATGTCGGTCGATTATTACCTTCTGGAAAAACAAAAGGAGCTATGGGCATTGCTCATATTATCGAATCAAGAATGAGAAAAGATAATATGAGTTATCAAGATGCAGCTTATATGCTTACAGATAGGGTAATTGATACTTTAGCTAAAGGACAAACAAGCAAGATCTATGAAAGTGGAAATGTAAAAAGTGTTTTTGTAGAACACAATGGAAATAGAGCGACATTAATTAAACGAGCAGGATCAAATAGTTGGTTGATGAATGCTTTTGAGTTAAATCCAGATGAACAAAGAGGAAGTAACGATCCTGATTTGCCTACGCATAACTTGCCTACACGTCAGCGTCAAGCTATGGGAGCTGGATTTGATGAAACTATAATCAATAATAATGATGAAATCAATAATGATGATATTCGTTATTCAAAAAATAATAATGACGACACTTATCTTGAATTAGCAAAACGTTATGAACAAGGCGATAAATCGGTTGAGCCTCAATTAAGAGAGCTTGTTGATGAAGTTGCAAGGAATAAAGGATTTGGTAAACCTGATTATCGAATGTCGCACGAAGCACCAAATCGCTATGATGATATTTCTAAAAGTATTGATGACTTATCTGCGCTTTATCCAGATGATTTATATTCTTCGCAGGGGTATCACTATTACGGTTCTGGCTATGTTGATATGGACAAAGAAGCGTGGCAAATTTTACGCCGTGTAAAAGGCAATCCAGAAGCTGAAGTTACTATTTATCGAGCATACCCAAAAGGCACAGGAGGTACTATTACTAATGGAGATTGGGTAACAATCGTTCGTGATTATGCAATAGAACACGGAGCAGGACCTTTACAAGGTGATTATGAAATTGTTAGCAAGAAAGTAAAAGCGAAAGATGTGTTTACTAACGCAGATTCATTATTAGAACAAGGCTATGATAATGGATTATCTGAGGTTGTTAATAATAAGAAAAAAATCAAACTTGATGAATTAATAACTTATGATGATAACGGAGAAATTATACCACTTTCAAAACGGTTTAATGCGAGAAAAAATGATGTTCGCTACTCAAAATCTAATAGCAATGCTATAAAATCATATGATAAAACACATCTACAAACCCTCCTTTCCAACATTTTAAAACCAGACCAATTATCCAATGTTGATATTGTTACAGGGCAAACTGCGCCAGAAAATGTGCGTCGATTTATCCGTGATGGCGTTGAAGGTTGGTTTAATCCAAGAACAAATAAAGTTACTATTGTTGCCGATAATATCCATGCAACAACCAGCATGAGCAAAGAGGAACGCTTAGCATGGGTAACATGGCACGAATTAGGGCATTTGGGTGTTAATGTCAGATACCGTGCAGAGTATCAGGGCATTATGGAAAAAGCACGTAAGCATAGCGTTGTTAATGCAATGACCCAAGCCATAATGGAGGATAGACAACGGTTTACTGATGAACAAGGTAATTACGCCGACCCAGCGGCAACCAATAAAAATATCGCCACAGAAGAAGCCTTAGTTGAGCTATTAGCTGCACACGAAACAGGGAATTTTGACGAGTTGCGTCAACGTTATGGAGTGAAAATCAACACATTGCACGAAAAGAATTTCAAAGCGTGGTTCAAGATTATTGCTGATAAAGTACGCCAATTAATGAATCGTTTATTCAATCGACCATTTAATGAAATGACCGATCACGATTTAGTGAGATTACTTGGTGGCATTAAAGAGGGAATTAACGGGAAACCTACACCACCTAATGGCGGTAAGCGTTTTAGTTTGAATGAAAGTGTAGATAGTGATTTTGCTAAAGCGGTGGATAGGGCAGTACAAGGCAAGGAAGTTTCTGGTTATGTGAATGTGGGCAAAACACCAACAGTATTGAAGATGTTAGGATTGCCTGATGTTAAAGTTACTATTCACGGTTCAACGTTTAAAAAAGTGATTGCTGGAAAACATAGAATTACAGCAGAGATGTTTAAGCAACTGCCAAGAGAAATCAATAATCCTGTTGCAGTAATGAAATCACAAACAATAGAAAATGGTTATGTTGTTTTGACAGAGCTTAATGAATATAGGAATGGAAAGAATAATCCTGTTATTGCAGCATTGCATTTTAAACAAGATAAAAACGGTGTAGAGCTAATTAATATTGCGAGTGCATACGGGAAAGAGAGTTTGTCTTCATTACAAAAAATGTTAGATAAATCTTTGCTTTATTGGAACAATAAAAAAGGGACTGATTTTGTTAATACCTTTGGGCTCCAATTGCCCGCATATGTATTAAAAAATCAATCCCCAAAAGGTTATCAATTTGCTAGGACAGTCGGGCTTCAATTGCCATCATCGCTCACTAGTGTTGATAACCTTTCTGCTTTAAATATTAAAACAGAAGATGACTTAAAGCAATATGTTCCCGAAGTTAAATTTTCAACAGCGACCGCTCCATTAGAAAATGCATTTGATAAGATTGGCTTAGGCAGTAAGAAAAGTACTATTGAACAAAGTATTGATAATTTCAAACAAGCTAAATCTAGAAGTTTTGCTGAATGGAAAACGTTAGCAAGTGAATGGGGCAGAACGGCTAATACGGCTATTTTTGATTCGCTTGCTCCAATTAAATATTGGGAAGATAAGGCTGGTGTGACAGATCATACTAAATCTGGCTACACAGCAGCACGTTTAGCTGCAGGCTCAGGATCGATTGCGGAGGCAAGTATGTTACACGGCTTGCCAGAATGGAAAGACGGTATTATTCAACGCAAAGCAGGGACGACTAAAAATGATGCGTTATTAGGTATTATGGAATCTCTTGGCAATGATATGAATGATTTTTTAGCGTGGGTTGCTGGTAATCGTGCTGAAAAATTAATGGCAGAGGGGCGAGAACATAATTTAACAGTTGAAGAAATTACCGCTTTAAAATCACTCAACAAAGGAAAAGAACAAAAATTTGAACAGGCACGTAAAAAATTAATGGCGTGGAACAAATCGCTACTTGATTTAGCGGAACAGGCAGGTTTATTCACTAAAGAAGATCGTGCTAAATGGGAAGATCCAGATTGGTACATCCCGTTTTATCGTGAAACAGAAGATGGAGATGTGTTAGCGCCTTTTAAGAATAAAGGATTAGCTAATCAAAATGCAGGCATTAAACGATTAAAAGGTAGCGACAAAGCGACAGCAGACTTATTAAGTAACATTATTACTAACGCAACAAAATTGATAGATGCCTCAGTGAAGAATGATGCTTTAACAAAAGCGGTCGTGAACTTAGCTGATACTGATGTTATTACCGTGATTGATAATCGAAAATTAATGCGGAATAAGCAAGGAAAAGTTGGTAATGATGGTGGATTAGCAGTTGTAAAAATTAAAGGACAAGATTATCTAATTGATATTCACGATAAAGCATTATTTAATGCGATTACTTCGGTGGATCAAAAGCCTCTCGATTATCCTGGGCGTAAAATTTTTGCAGGAGCAAAACGTATATTAACGGCGACTGTAACCTCTATGCCTGACTTTATTGTACGTAATTTCTTGCGTGACTTAGTACAAGCGGCTACAACAGATAGAAACCATATGCGATTAGGGATTGACTCATTAAAAGGTTTGAAAGAGGCATATAGTAAAGGCGGTGTATCAGTTGATTTAATGTTCTCAGGTGCTTCTTTTGGACACGGTTATCTTGATGCAGGCGATCCAAAACAAGCAGCGGAAAATATCCGTAAACACTTGCGTAAAAAAGGTTACAGCAAGTCAGACATTGACGGCTATATGAAAACGGTCGTTTGGTCTAAAGATCAATTCACTAACCTTTTAGATAAATATCAACATCTTAATTCTGCCGTAGAAAATGCTAACCGTATCGCTGTGTATGAAGCTGCATTACGTAACGGAAAGTCTAAAGCACAAGCCGCTTTAGAAGCGAAAGATTTAATGGATTTTTCGATGAAAGGAAATGCAAGAATTATTCGCTATGCCGCTGATGTATTGCCATTCTTTAATGCTCGGTTACAAGGGTTATCGCAATTAGGTCGTTCATTTAAAGATAATCCGAAAACCTTCGCCAAACGTGGGGCGATGATAGCTTTGACTTCTGTTGGATTAGCATTGGCGAATATGGGGAATAATCGTTATGAGGAATTGCCTGATGAAGAAAAAGACAATTATTGGCATATTTTCTTAGGCGATCAACATCTACGCATACCAAAACCTTTCGAGCTCGGTGTCGTTTTTGGCACCATACCAGAACGTCTATTAAGAACCACTTTAGGGGAAGATAGTACAAGTAAATTAAACGATAGAATATCTGCGGCAATTATCAATACGCTATCTTTAAATCCTATACCCCAAGTGATGAAACCTATTTTTGAACTTTATATGAATAAAGATATGTTCACTGGACGAGAAATCGAAAGTCTTTCAGATAAGAGGTTTATTGCGTCTGCTCGTTACGACTACAATACCTCATTGACGGCCAGAGAGCTTGGTCAAATTACAGGTAGTTTTGGTATTAGCCCTAAACAGCTTGATCATCTTGCCAGAGGGTACTTTGGTACGCTGGGAATGTATGTGCTTGGAATGAGTGATTATCTGCTTAGACGAACAGGTGATTATGGTGTACAACCAGATAAGAATATGAACGAATATCCTGTATTTAGCGCATTATGGGGAGGGAATATTAATGTTCCCCGCAGATATACCAGTTATATGAATGATTATTATGAGTACCTTAATAAGGTTACAGAGATTGTTGCTACTATTAATAATTATGAGAAAAAACGAGGTATGAAGCAGGAAGCAGAGCGTTTAAGAGCAGAGAATCAAGATTTATTGCGTAATGCGCCATTGCTTAATAAAACCCAAAAAGAAATTAAAGGTATCAAAGGGGAATTAGATTTAATTTATCAGGATAGAGTAATGAGTGCAGAGCAAAAACGCGCAAGAATAGATCGTCTATTAGAAAAACGTAATAATCTTATTAAGATGGTAGCTGAAAGAATCCAGAAGGAGGATTATTAATAATATTGACAACTGCAAAAAATGCAGTACAATTTTCCATACTAGCCAAAATGTAATTACTTACGTTTTGGCTTTTTTATTTGAGGAATTTTAATGAAATTACAAAGTAATGCCGATAGATTATTATTAAAGCGTGAACTGCAAAAACGACTTAATGATTATTATCAAAATTTAGCAAGAGTCGGATTGAGTACACAAGATTATGATGTACTCAGAGGACGAATTGCAGAATTAACCGAATTAATTGATTATTTAGATTTAGAAGATAAAGATTGAGAGAGCCACCTTTTACGGTGGCTTTTTTATTGGAGTTTCGCTAGCCACATCAAGTCGCTAGTAAATAAACCTTAATTAGCCGCTGCAAGCCGCTATGGAGAAAACACAATGGAAAATACAGAACCACAAGCCTTTGACGAAAACGCCGCTTTTGAACAAGCCGCTAATGAAATGTCGGAAAGTGGGAATGTGAAAACTGACACATCTGACGCAAATAACAGTCAAGAGAACTTGCCTGATCAGCAAGAAAATCTCTCTCAGGAAAAGACACCAGAGGATTTACCGGATTGGCTTAAAGATGCCTCAGAAGAAGTCAGAGAAAATGTAAAACAGCTGGAAGCTGAAAGAAAACGCTTTGAACATATGGCAAAAAGCCAACGAGGTCGTGTTGGAGCGTTATCCAAAAAATATCAACAAGCAAAAGCTGCACTGGAGCAACTTAATACTACACAAGGCAATCTTGATGAAGATATTGCACGGTTGCAAGAAGATTATCCAGAAATGGCGGAAGTATTGTCCCGCATTGTTGCTGGACAAAACCAACGTTTAGCAGCGATTTCTAAACCGTTGTCACAGATGGCAGAAGCGAATGTACAGGATTTAGCTCAACAGGAATTAGACGGCAGTATTGCCCTCGTTTCTGAAGCCATTCCTGATGCTGAACAGATACTTGGCGATCAAGGTTTTCACCAATGGGTACAAGCACAGCCCAGAGGCGTACAAGCCTTGTTTTATTCCGACGATCCGAATGATGCGATTTATCTGTTGAGTGAATATAAAAAGCTGACATCTGTTAAACAAGAGCAACGAAGTAAAAAAACACAACAATTATCGGCAATGAGCTTGCCTAACGGGCGTAATAGTCCGAAAGGCGGTGTAGATGAATTAGACGAAGATGCACTATTTAATCGTATTGCTGATGATATGAAACGAAATAGATAGATTTTAAAGGAGAGTTAGTATGGCGACAGGTACTACTAAATATGGCGATATTTCACCACGCACACAAGTTTATGCGGTAGCTCAATTATTGAAACACGCTGAGCCTATTATTGTGTTAAATAAATTCGGGCAGTCAAAAGGCATTCCGCAAAACAAAGGTCAGAAAATTAAGTTTCGTCGCGCGAAACCATTTTCACCTGCACTTACCCCATTAACAGAAGGTGTGCGTCCTGATGCACAGAAAATGGTGTATGAAGATGTGGAAACCACCTTAAAGCAATATGGGGCGTGGACAGAAATCACCGATGTGATTCAAGATACGCACGAAGATGCCGTGTTAAAAGACATTACCCAGTTATCGGGGGAACAAGCTGCAGAAACAACAGAGTTATTGACGTGGGGTGTGATTAATGGTGGTACTTCTGTTGTGTTTGCCAATGGAGCAGCAACCAACCAAGTTAACACACCGTTATCCCTTGCCGCATTGCGAAAAGCAGTTCGCACGCTCATGAATAATCGAGCAAAGAAAGTCACTTCAATCTTGGATTCTTCTATCAAGATGGAAACAAAACCAATTGAAGCGGCTTTTATTGCGGTTTGTCATACTGATTTGGAACCAGATATTCGTAATTTACCTGGTTTTATCCCAGTAGCGCAGTACGGTACACGTTCTGTTGTTTCACCAAATGAATTTGGTACGATCGAAAATGTCCGCTTTGTAACCAGTGCATTATTAGCACCAACAATAAATGCAGGCGGTGCGAAAGGGACAACTTTATCAACAGGTGGTTCGAATTCTGATGTGTATAAAGTCGTGATTTTTGGTCAAGATGCATTCGGTACTTGCCCATTAAAAGGGAAAGAGTCTGCGGATATCTTAGTGCGCAATCCAGGCAAGCCTGAAAAAGGTGATGAACTAGGACAAACCGGATCGGTTGGTTGGAAAACGTGGCACGCTGCGTTAATCCTCAATCAGGCGTGGATGACTCGCATTGAATGTGCGGCATCTGCGCTTTAATCCTGCACCTTAACCTAAAGCCCTCTTCTTGAGGGCCTTTTTATTGGAGAAAACGATGTCATATCCTTTTATTAACCTTGATAAAGCAAAGAAAGAAGATCTAATCGCTCATTTAAAAGATTATTGTGGTATTGAAGCGAAGAGTGGCGAAACAAAAGAAACCTTAATTGAGGCAATTCTTGAGTTTGAAGACTTAAACGGTTACGTCCGCCCTTATGAATTGATGCCAGCTAGCGTGAAAAATGCAACGGTGACAACACAAGTGCCAGTATCAAATGATAGCAGTGATTTAAATACCTATCCAAAAGTACGCATCAAAATTCAATCGTCTGAAAAGTTTGACGGGCAAGATGATGTACTTGTTTGGATCAATGGGTATTCATATCAAATTAAACGTGATACAGAAGTGGTTGTGCCTGAGCCTGTTTATATCTTATTGAGAGATTCTAAAACAACGATTTACCAACAAGAGAAAGACGGTTCAGTAACTGAAAAAATTGTTGCGAATTACTCCATTCAATTTTTAGGGCAAGTGTAATGAATTTTTTACAACTTGCGCAGCGTTTACGTCGTGAGATAAGCGATACAGGAGACGGTCCAGCTGGTGTAACGAATCAAAGTGGGCGTAATTTAGAGTATGTAGATGCAATTAGAGAGGCCTGGTCTGATATTCAAATTATTCGGCAATGGTCTGATAATTTCTACGCATCTCCTTATAGCAAGGATAACTTGCAATTGCTTCAATCCTCTATTGATACCCCGTTTATTCCCGAATATCTGCATTTAGGCATTGTTTATTACGCACTAGCCAATAAAGCACTATCACAAAATGCACAAGAGCTTGTATTAAAAGCACAAGCAGAATGGGATAAATACCTAAGCCTACTTTGTCGTGATTACTTGCCTACTGCAAAAATAGGACAGCAAAATGGCTAAATTACCCAATTTTTCTTCACAATTTATTGCGATGTCAGGGGGAATGGATTTAGCAACACCGCCGATCGCAAAAGCAAGTAGTGAAGCAATTATTGCATTAAATGTACAACCGTTATTTTCTGGTGGATTTGCACGTATTGAGGGGTATGAGTGCTTAGATGGTAAAGTAACTCCATCTGACATGGTCTATTACTCTGTTGTAACTAAAGAAATGTTATCGCCAGATCTTATTGGGGTGGATTTTTTACTACAAGGAAAGCCTGCACAAGTCATTGACGTTGAAGATAATCTCATTACCTTTGTCACCTTTCCGAGTATAACGTTATTTGTTAATCAAACATTCAAGATTAATCAACAATCTATCACGGTCTCTTATGTCACTTCTTCAATTGGCGATATTAATAAACACCGTGAATATATGGCGAAAGCGTTTCAGCTTGGGGTTGATTTAACAAGCCCTGTAACAGGTGAAAATGAAATAAGAGGCGTTGTTGAATTAAATAACAAATTAATTGTTTTTCGTGATCAAGCTGAACAGTGTGGCGTGTTTGTTAGTGATGAAGAACAAGGATGGAGAGCCGCACCTAAAACCTATAAGATTGTTTTGCAAATAACGGCTAATGCGGAATGGATAGTTGATAATGTTGCTTTTACAGTAGAGGGTGTGAGTACAAAAGCATTATCTGTTAATGTTGCTATCGATAATAAAACAGCTACACTTATTTCTCATAAGCCATTTCAGGCAAATAAACAAATCAATATCAACAGTGTAAATGTAGCCACGATTACAGCTTGCTATGAAGTTCAGTTAACAAAAGGCAACTATTTTGAAGTTATCTATCATAATTTTTATGGTGGTGTAGATACTCAATATGCGTATGCGTGCAATGGCAATGAAGTTATAGAGATCCGTCAAGATGGATCAATTATCCCTATTACTATTAATACCCAATATCCTCAACATATTACCGTTCACAAAAACCATCTATTTGTTTCTTTTAAAGGTGGACAAATGGGGCATTCATTAGTCGGTTATCCAACAAAATGGTCAACGTTACTTGGTTCAGAACAATTTGGTTTAGGGGATGAAATCACAGCCATTTCTTCTACCGTAGGAGGTGTGTTATTAATTGGGTGTGAACATAAAATAGTGGCGTTATACGGAACAACAAGTGATGATTGGGTATTAAAAGAGATTTCTAAAGTAGGGGTACTTGCAAGAACACTGCAATCGGTTTTTGTTCCTATCGCAATTAGTGCAAATGGTATTACAAGAATAGACCAGACTGAACAATTTGGCGATTTTAAATTAAATGAACTTGATGCAAGCCGCAAATTAGGTTTTACCTTGCTAAACAATAAAATTAGTTATTCCTCAAAACAAGCGAATAAAAATCAAATCCGATTTTACTCAAGTCTTGGATCACATTTATGCGTCATGTTATTACCAGACGGCAGCACAAAAAGCACTTATTTTAATTATCCAAATCCATTAAAAGGCGTTTGGCAGTCAAATAATCATACTTACTTAGCCTTTGATGACGGTAAGGTTTATCGACAAAGTGATCAATGCTATTCGTTTGCAGGTGAACCGATAGAGTGGCTAATTAAGATGGCGTTTAACCATTGTGGCAGTCCAACAACCGTAAAAAGTTGGCATTCAGCTGAATTACAAGCGACAACGGAGGGAGCTTATCAGTTAAAGTATCGTTACGATCTTGATTACAACGCAAATTACCATTCCACACAACTGAATAAAGATCTTGCAATTTACGGCGGTGGCGGACGCTGGAATGACTCTTTTTGGAATAACTTCTTATGGTCGGCGGAAGATTACTCAACACCAACTTTCCCATTAACGGGTTATAGTAGGAATATTGCGATTTCATTTTCTGGTAATCAACCCTATACCCCTAACTTTGAGCTAACAGGGCTTATTATTAATTACATTACAAGGAGATTATATCGTGTCTGATGTGCAAGATAAGAAATGGTATAAACGTACCCACGAATTTACACCTTATACCAAAGCAGACGGTAAAGCGGTATCAGATGAATTTGACGCAATACAAGCGTCATTTGAACGTATTCCAGCGATGCGAGATGATGGAAAAGGTTTTGCGGTCGCACCCATTATCCCAACCCCCACAGAGAATAACCATCCAGTGCCTTATGGTATGTATTTAAGCGGAGTAAATAATATCCAAGAAAACTGTGTTGCTGTTGAACAAATGAAAAATGCCGTGCAACAAAATACACAAACTGTTGCTCAAAATACTCAAAATGTTGCCAATAACACACAAACTGTTTTGGTTGCAGAACGCAATGTAACGAATAAGGAACGTTCTGCGGTAGATGCGGAAAATATGGCAAAAAAATGGGCATCTCATCCTGAAAATGAATTAGTGTTAGCGGATAAATATTCTGCCTACCATTATGCGATGAAAGCTAAAACCAGTGAAATAGTTGCAAACCAGTCAAAACAAAGAGCAATACAAGCAGAGCAATCTGCTAATGACAGTGCTTCTACTGCAACGCAAAAAGCCAGCGAAGCGGAAAGTTATATGCAACAAGCAAAACAAGCTGCATTTGGACGAAATAATTGGAGTGATATTACTAATAAACCACAATTTATCTCTGAGGAAAATAACAGGTCCAAAACCGATTTTGCTACTCCTTTTGCGGTGAATACTGCTTATGACAAAGCTGTAGATGCCGACAACAATGCTAACAACCGCGTCGCCAAAACAGGCGATACGATGACCGGCACACTCTATTTTGCTAGAGCGAACGAAACTTATCGTGTGGGAACTTGGGATTGGCGAAATGTAATAAAGATCAATGGTGATGGCTTAATCGGTAATGAGCAAACAGCAATAGCATTTAACAACAATGGTAATTTGCATTTGGGCGGATCACGAAATGGCAAATGGCGCGCAACTTTGCAAGAGCGTTTTTTGGAAACAAGAAGTATTGTAACTGCCAATGCTGGGTCGGGTTCTTATGTAGATCAATATAGGAATAATGATGCACCGTTTTTTGTTGATGCTTCAGGCTCAAATGCAAGAGATGTTTATTTTCCTTTTATTAAAGGTCGCGTACGTTCAACAAATCAATACGGTACAGCGTTGTCATTTGGTTATGTAACTAAAGGTGGAGGTGGCCCTGATGGATTTGGTGCAGGTATTGTGCATCTGATAGAAGGTAATGGCAGTAATTGGAGATGGGAATTTAAACACGGTGGTGATTTTAGATCGGCGGGGGATGTGGTGACCTCTGCTGGGACGTCGTTAAATGCACTGAATAACAAAGTCACTCAATTACAACCGTCGCAAAATCTAACGGGGAATGGCTGGTGCCGTTTATCAAATGGGATATTGTTACAGTGGGGTAGTGGCAAAGGTTCGGGAAAACAACAGTTTCCTATTGCTTTTAGAACAATTTTTTCAGCGGTTTGTTCGCAAACGTGTCAAGGTAATGCTAACTCTGATGTTGATTTGTTCTACAACAATACGCATGTTTGGGGCAGGCATCAAACTGCTATTCGTTATTTTGCTATTGGAGTGTAGCATTAAGACCGCCAATGGCGGTGGCGCGGAATTTTTCCAGCACAATCGGTGAAAGGCGAATTGTGGTGGCTTGTTTGGTTGGGGCTTTTTGTTTGCCGCGCCGTTTTTGTTGATTTTTTACGGCATCAAATTCAATTTTCATTACAGTAAGAGAAACAGGGGACAACAGTGTACTATTTCGACCAAATAACTTGTAATTTTTATCCTGCAGAGGGGGCAGAAAGCTACTATCCGGATGTCGATTTTTCGCAAATGAAACAGGTGGATGAAGCCACTTTTCAGCGCATTATCAACGGCAACGGCGCACGCGCCGCCGATGATGACGGCAATCCGATTTTAATTCCAAATGCGCCAAGCCAATACCATATCTGGAACGGCACAGAATGGGTGATTTCTGGCGAAAGTGAGGTGGGGTTGCTTACCGAACAACGAAACCAAATCCGCACACAAATCAACACCAAACGCGATGCGTGTGTAAACGGCGGTGTGTATGTGCCGGAGATTGGCAAATGGGTCGATACGGATGAAAAAGGGCGGGCCACGTTGGTAGAAATCAAAGCGGATTTCGATTTAAACGGCAAAACGGAAGAAAACGGCGAGCCACGTATTTTCACCCTGATTTGTGCTGACAACACCGCTCAACCGTTAGATTTTGACAAATTCAAAGCGGTGTGGAATGCAGCGGCGAAGCTGAAAGAATCGATGTTTGAAAACGCCTATATGCACAAAATTTTACTGGAGCAGGCAGAAAAACCGCTCGAATATGACTGGTCGATAGGTTGGGCAGAAACCTTTGAGGAGCATCAAAATGCACAAATTAAGACAACTGAAACAGAAGAGTAAACGTTGGGCTTATCACGTTTTAATAGCGATTGACCAACTTTGCAACGCCTTGACCGGCGGTGGTGCAGATGAAACCTTTTCCAGCCGTTGTTACAGAAATGCGATGTTGAAAGACTCACCAAAAAAGCGGTGGGTCTTTTTTTATACACTAATTAACGCTTTGTTTTTTGATAAACAACACTGCAAAGAAGCTTATCAAAGCGAAGTATTACGAAGACAATATCCGAGTGATTTTAAGGAGTAATTATGCCTATCTTACAATCTATGACTGAAGCGGTTCAGAAAAAGAATGAACAGCCACCCTCTACCTCTATGACTACAAATGTGGCGAATAATTTAGCGAGCAATTCATTATTAATGCAAAGTGCTGCACAAAAAGGACAACGTTATGCCGCAGCAAGAGGGCTACAAAATTCAACAGTAGGTGCTGAAGCAAGTCAACGAGCAATGATTGATGCAGCAACACCAATTGCACAGATTGATACACAAAATCAATTTGTTGCACAACAAGCAGGATTAGATCGAGAACATCAACGAGGAATGACGCAATTACAAGCAGATTTAAATTACAGTAATCAAAGTAGATTAAATCAAGCACAAAACCAATTTGCTGCAAGTCAAGCTGCATTAGATCGCAGTCAACAAACTAACCTAACAAAGCTGCAATCAGATTTAAATTACAGTAATCAAAGTAGGCTAGCTAATTTACAACATCAAAATGAAATGAATCAACTTAATGCGCAAGTGTCTGCAAACACCATTGGTAAATCTATCGACTTTGCACAACAGATTACTAATAACTTTGATGCTCAAATTGCAGGTATTTTACAAAATACGAATATGAAAGAAGCTGATAAACAAAAAGCGATTACGCAATTAAAAGCGAGTCGTGATTCTGAGTTGCGGTTTATGAGTTCATTTTTTCAAGCAATACCGACAACGAAACAGAGATGGTCATCATTTCCTAATCTCGGGGTACCAACCATTAATATTAAGTAAGGAGTAAATTATGGCATTTTCATTTTCAGATGTTTGGAACAGCGTTACTGGCGCTTTAGGTGGAGCATCAAGTTGGCTGGAAAATAACAAAAACACAGCTAATCTTATTGGTAATACGCTTATTGGAGTAGGCGGATATTTCGCTCAAAAAGAACAAGCAAAAGACCAGATGAAAGCATTGCGCGAACAAATGGAGTTACAACGACAGTTAAAATCGGAATATTCTGCTGTGCCAGATGTAGATACTACGTATAACAGCTTAACAGTTGGTGAAAGCCCATCATTAGCAGGTGGTGGAATTTTAACTGAAATGAAGAAGCGAGCTGATGAACGGAGGATCATCTAATGGGATATAACGATGGTGGTTATGGAGGATTTGGAGCCAATGCTCATAGTGGAAGTGGTAAAAATAGTGGAGCAAATGGAATTAGCCATAATTCGGGAGCCTCAGGAGGAGATGGTTTTGGAGATGGGCGACATCATGATAGCGATGGCGGCTATAATGGAATTAGATCTGGAATAAGTCGTTCTAAATCTAACAACAGTTATGGCTCAGGACGAAATAATGATAGCTACAATGATTTTGAAAGTGGAAAATCGCTTTCAAAATCAAGAAGTAATGTATCAAATGCTGCAAGAGATTTGCGAGATACTGTTAAATCTTTGACAGGAGGTAAAGGGTCTTCTTTAGCTGGCGGAGAGGAAGATGAAAGTGGATTATTGAGCAAAAATATCAATGACATTAAAGATGAATTGCATTTTTCAATGGATTATGCCTTATCGCCGTATAACAAGGATTTTACGAGAGGAGAATTTAATAAACTTTTTGGCTCCGGTGTTAATGATGCAGTGAAAAGTGCTGACAGGCGTTTTGGGATTGGTGTGGCAACAGATTTAATGTCGCCAGTTGCTGGTGAAATGGCATTTAATGCGTTATCAAAGTTTTCGCCAACTGCAGGAGCGCTTGGTGCAGCAGCGGCACAAAAAACATTATCAAGTTTAGATAGGTTTGCGGATACCTATAATCCGAAAGTGACTAGTCAGGCAGCTCAAGCCGTTTATGATGCTGGATATAATCAAGCAATGAAAGTGGCAAAAGATGCTGGTACTGGGGTTATTGGTAACGTATTAGGTGGAGCATTAGATGTTGTTACTGGTGGTTTGCCAATTGGCACAACGATCAATAATGCAGCAAATCATTATCTAGGCAGAGAAGCTGTTTTAGATAAATATGGAGATATCGGTACAGTCGCACAAGCTGAACAAAATCGACAGCAGGCAATGAAAGAAGCGAGAGAGGCTGAAGCAGAAAGACGAAAAATTGACGGCTCAAACCAAGGCAATTACGGCATTCTCAATCAAATGACTGCACGTCTTAATACAAACACACAACCAGCGGATAAATGGCAGCAATTTAATGCAACTTTGCCAGCATTAAACCATCTTTGGGATAGCATCACATTCAAACCAACAACTTAAGGAAAAATTATGGGTATCTTAGATTCAATGACACAACAAGCACAAGCTAACCAACAACCACAACAAGCAACAGAACAAGCTATGCCACAGCAAGAACAGCAAGGTAGTATGGCGCAGATGTATCAAATGTTGATGGAAAACTCGATCAATGCAATAGCACAAACTGCAGAAGAACGCATTAAACAGAAAGGACCGATTAATGGCTGTGCTGATTTAATTGCCACAGCGATGGTGAGTAACTTACAAGCTGCTCAACAAAATGGTAAAACGATACCGCCACAAGTGCTAATGCAAGTAGCGAAAGATCTTGCAATGCAGCTATTAGCAAAATTAGGTGTACCTGAAGAGCAGCTGGATGATGTGTTAATGGATGTATTGTTAAAAGCGATGGAGCAATTTGGTGATATGTCGCAAGGTTTAATCTCTAAAGAAGAAGAGAATCAATACGTCCAAATGTTGCAACAAGTTACACAAGCTGCTCAACAACAAATGGGAGCAGGGCAACAAGCTAACAATCAACAACAAATGATGCAATAGGAGTAATTATGGGTTACGGTGGGATTTTGGCTGCAATGGCGGCAGGGTTAGGAACAGGCATTGTTAAGAATGTAGAGAACGGCTGGAAAGAGGAAGCTGCTCAAAAAGAAATGGATTGGCGGTCTAAAGAAGCTGCATTAAATAGACAACATGATTTTGAGTTAGAAGATAAGCGATATCAAAACGAGATATCTAAGATGGCAGTACAATCTCGATATGATATAGCTAAAATTAAATATCAACATCAATTAACCAATAATTCCCAAGATAAAAAGGATGAGGATGTTACTAATGGTATGGATGCTAAATTAAAAGTTGTCGATAATCTTAATAGGATTATTAATAGCAACGAATCATCAGACGAACAGAAAGCTTGGGCTATGGAACAGTTACCACAAGCTCAAAAAGAAGTTGAAATTTATCGAGATGGTGCCGCCTATCAAGATGTTTATAACAGAGCACCAGCAGGGATGAAAGCTGTAATGGAAGCTACATCAGGAATAAAATCTGCTGGCTATAAGCAATGGCAAGATAATGAAAATAAAAGGATCGAGCAAGAAAAAATAAAAACTGAACAAGAAAATGCGGCAAGACAAAAAGCTCAAGTATTAGCTAGACAGCGAGCTGCTCAACGTGCTGAAGAGGTGACAATAAAAGCATACAAGTCTTCAAATACTAATCCAACATCATCTGGTTGGTCTTGGACTAACTACTATAATCCTACTGCAGTAAAATAAAACCTTTAATTTACTGTATTGATATGCCCAACGTAGAATGTATCTTGTGACCCCAAATAACCGGGATGTGCAGTATCAATTTCTCCACACGCCATCTCTTCCTCTTTTTTACGCTCTAGCGCTTGTACTTGGGCTTCACTGAGAATAATGCCTTGCTATGCAACCAATTTTTCAAGGGCAATTAATCTCTGCTTCAAATTGGCTAGATGATGGCGTAACCAAATAGAACGTACACCACCAGCTGACACAAAGATGCCTTGTTTGCGAAGTTCATTGCTTACTCTGACTTGTCCAAACGCTGGATTATCAAGAGCAAATTTCACGACAGCTTGTTCAACGGCTTGTTGATAACGATAGAACGTATCTCGGCTCAATCCCATCACTTTACAGGCTTGAGAAATATTACCTAATTCTTCAGCTAAATTAAGTAATCCGATCTTGTGTTTAATGAGAGGGGTGAGATTTATACGGAGGCGAAAGATGGCGAATAAGGTTTATTTAGCCTTGTACAAAGGCAATCGTGAAGGTAAAGGTCTAGCCGTTTTAAAGGCTAGAATTGGAGATTATCTCACCAGAAAACTCACTAGATGGAAATATTCACATTGTGAAATTGCTGTGCAACGTTCTGAGACTTCTATCTCTTATTGTTGTTATAGCTCATCTATCAGGGATAAAGGAGTTCGTTGCAAGATCATTGATTTAGAAAGTAACAAATGGGATTTAATCCCCGTAAATATTACAGAGATGGAGGTCGGAAATTTCTTCAGAAGAGTTAAAGGAAAAAAATACGATTTTATAGGGGCATTAGGTGTAGTATTCAAAACAAAAGACCGATCAGATCGATACTTCTGTTCAGAATTTGCAGCAGAATTACTAGGGTTAAAAGAGGCGTGGCGTTTTTCGCCTAATGATTTAGCGGCAATTTTTAAGGGGAAAATGTGATGAAAAAATGCACTGCAGTGATGAGGGGGGGGGATTTGGCAGTAATTTTTATTAGATCGTGCCGTAAGGAGTGTTGTATGCAGAGAAGATTTTAGTTATACGTTTGGTTATACGTATAAAAGTATGTATATAAAATAATTATAAAATCAATGAATTAGATTGTTTTTCTAATCCCTCTCTCACCGC